GATCACGTGCTTCATTGCCTGGTGGAGGATAACTCGATCCTGTGACTCAGCAATGTTTTGCATGACCACCCGTTCCATTTTGGAAAGAGATAGGTCAATCTCTGATTTAACAGTAGCACTTAGATTTGGATCCAAACTGAGCTTACCATCATTAATCTGAAGCTTGAAGAAAGTTGCGTTCACTGGGAACAAACTTAGCATCAGCTTAGATGCCATGACGTTAACGCCTTTAGCGCCCATGGATTGCCACGGAGTTGGCAGCTTTTGTCCATTCACTACCCCCGTAGGAGTAAGGAGATAGGGAAGAGACAAAGCAGCACAATCTCTAGCAGTATCGAGAAAGATCGTTCTGTCGCTTGCCAGTTTTCCGTAACGACTTGCGGCAGATTGATTTTCCATTACTTACCACCAATAGAAAGATTGGTAGCACCAGCAGTAGACATTCCACCTGTACTCAAAGGAATGGTCAAAGCAGAAGTACCCTTGCTTGCTTGCTGGAGGGAAGCCCGCTTAGTCATGGAAGGCTTTACTGTTGTAGGTTTAGTACCCTCAGTAGCGGAAATAGGAGCAGCGGGGGGTGGAGCTGGGGCTTCAGGAGCCGCAGGCATTTTAGGAGCGAGACACATTTGATTAAGGATTGCGTTTTGATTTAAGGAAGCGAATAATTTCGATAGCCCCAGCCATACGTCCAGTTTGCCATGCGTTCATTTCATGGTCTGGGTATTGGTCTGGGTACATAGTATCGAGTTCTTCGATAAGTTTGTCAAGATCAATTCTCCCCCCAACAAGACTAGTCAGGGGAATGGTTTCGGTGTCGTAGTAGGCGTCAGCCATATTGTGGAAGATCAGTGTTTGCCGCTTCAAAAAAGGCTGGCATACGGGCTCGTTTCGTGTCGGACAGGCCAGGTGCCTTTCCTTTTTCGTAGAGGGAATCAGACTGTGCTAACCAAAAATCCTTATCAAGATACCGATTTGTATCTGATTTCAATCCATCAACTACCCATCCGACAGTCGCTCTGCGAAGTCGATCCAGGCTTGGGGTGGACTTAAGTCCGAGTTCAAAGGACACCATCGAATGGATCGCGACATGCGTTTGTTCATCTCGGCTGATGTCGGCGGCTGTTGTTCGGATTCCGATGTCTCCATTGAATCGGAAGAAGGGAAGGATGACGAAGAAGACACTGCGTTCAAGGATAGCGGCTTTTAGTAGTGGATGCTCAGGGGCATCTAGCCACGCCTTAAGAATGTGCTTTGCTTCTGATTCAGACTTTTCATCTGAACCATGGGCAGCTACCACATAGTTAAGTGCTTGATCATGCCTTTCTTCATCCAATTGATTTGACATAAGAGCTTCCCGAACACCAGGAGTCTTAGGTAGTTCCTTGTCGAGCCCCTGCTGGAGGAACTCACGGACTGGTAATTCTAGGTGACGGAGACCGAGGGCCCGAAAAAGAGCATCCTCAGACCCATCAACTACCTTTCCCTTTTGAACAGCGACAGGCGTCCACTTTCGTTTGCGGGAAATAACTTGATCATACGGACTACTATGCGTCATCATTCACCACAGGGAATACAAATGTTATTATCGGTAGGTTCTGGAGCGGTTTCATTAAACCCAAACAGCTCATGATAATCTTCATCAAGAGCAGCAAGGGCATCATCTTTTGCTTGGGTGTCAGGTGATACCTGAAGGGCGTAGTAGAGGGAAGTCTGGGAAGATGCCATCCAGTCCCTCAGGAAGGCACGGTCATAGGTAACCATGTCGGACCAGCTATTAAAGGAGTATCCGTGAAATAGCATTGTCGAGCGGAACAGTGTCACCACTCCATCAACTACCCGTTTGTAATCAGCCCAACCTACCTCTGCCGCAATCTCGCAATCAGGCGGGTACGAGTACGATTGTACTCCAAACGTCCCTGAATCGCGGTCAACGTGGCGGCTAATAGGAGGAGCCAACTCAGGAGTGGTAGTGTAACCCCGAAGATCCACGTTGTTGTAACTACAAGAAGCGGTAGGAGCAATGGCAAAGGCCCGATGCATACCTGCTTGGCGTGCGATCTGAGCAGCAATCTCGATTGATTTAGCCAGCTCAGAAACGAGTATATACGCAGGCGTGTGGACGGGTTGGTGTGCGATGTACGCATCAAGTGCTTCTCCGAATTCTTTGTAGGTTACGCCGTTCTGGGCAAGGAAATTGGCCAAACCAAGGACTCCAAGACCAACCTGACGGTCAACCTCAGGGCTAAGGTACTCACCTGTTTCCCCAACACCAGTCTTAGCGTGAAGAGCAACAAGACTGCTCATCCCTTCAACAAACGCAGGAGTCAAGTCACCTAGTTGACAAGCACCCAGATTAATGTGCTGAAGTAGACAAGTCCCACGACTAGGAAGATAAACTTCGAGGCAGACATTTCCATAGATTCTATTTCCTTCCGCGTCATGGCGGATCTTATTGAGCCAGATGTCACCCTTTTTAATGCCCTCAAGAGTTGCTTCAATCAGCTCAGGTGGAGCACTGGTTAGGAATCCAGCATCCACGTTAAGGCATCGTTTGACCCATGCCAGATCTGACCGAGAGGCTTGGATAAACTTGATAGCGTCAGGGTGGGTATAATCAAGGTGGCACACAACAGCACCATTCTTGTAGACACCACCACGACGAAGGGTTTCATTCAGAGAAGAATAAATACGAGCAAAAGAAACAGGACCAGAAGCAGTAAGCCCTCTACCGTTGTCAGCACCTTCCTCACGAATCTTAGAAAGGTGAACAGCAACTCCAGCCCCATTTCGTAGGGCGTGAGATACAAAGCGCCAGCTGGCCTCAATACCTTCTTTGCCCTCCATCGAATCCTCAACAACGAAGACCGTACAAGAAACGGGAAGGCGCGATTCGGGGTCATCAATCCAGTTTTGAACACGTCCAGTGCGGGCAATGGTGTTGGGGGTGTCCCCGAGGTCAGCGAAAGCGGTCATACTAGGTCGTCAAGAAATGGTGGTTTGTAGTCAGGCCCCTTGAGAATCTTACCATCTTCGCGGCGGAGGGGCTTTCCGTCAACGAACTTGCTCATGTTGGATTCGAATACCCGCTTCATAGCGGTGTCTAAATTCCAGTTACGAGCAACGGCATATTGGTAGCAGACAAAGACAAGATCTGCTAATTCCTTTAAGGTATGTGCCTTATCGGATTCTGAGTCTTCATTGATGTGAGCTTCCATCAATTCATCAAACTCCTCCTTGATAAGAGTAAGTTGCATGTCTTGAGTAAGTTCATCTTCTGGATCAATAGATTGTTCAGCGGCTAGTCGGAAGACAAAAGCCTGTTCAATAAGATATTCAGGGGTTTTCATCACTCAGTGCTTTGATTTTGCGGTTAACATAGGCTCTAATCTTGAGCCAATCGTCGAGTTCAGTTTCCTGATCCTTGTAGCCAGCACGGCAGATATACTTAATGATATTGCCAGCCAGAAAATCCAGCTGCTGATCCACAATAAAATCCCAAACTTGGATACTACCACGTTGGTAATGCTTAGGGTTGTACTTGGTCGTCATCCTTTCTAAAGAACTCACGATAGGCTGGGTTTCGTTGGATTGATTTGATTTGCTGGTTCCGTAGAAATCGTCCCACTGGTCCCGGTCGTAGAGATTGTTTGTCATACCATATTCGGATTCTAAAAACTCCTTGATAGAGCCATAATTGGACACGGACTCCTGCCGCTTGAAGGAATAGATCGACATACCGAATCAGGTTTGAGTCTAAAGCATAGACTACCAGCAGTATCAGGCTGATGTCAAGACCTATGAGGATAGGGGTGGGGTCCATAGGATGGGTTCCTTCGTTGTTGAGTTGTACTCTCCAGGCCGAAGGATCCGTGCCAAGCGAGTGTTGCGGAGGGCGTCCTCCTCAGTCTGACCAGCCTTGATATAAGCTTCAAGGATAGCTTCCCAAGGATCTTCTGCCTTTTCTAGGATCTTTTTAGCTCCTACTGCTCCGATACCAGGCACCCCTTTGTACCCATCAACTGGATCACCAGTAAGGCACTGGGTCCAGAACCAATAGTCAGCCTCCTCTGGGGTTACGTTGAACTCATCTGTGCCATTGAATAGGCGACAGGAGATCTGTTTCATGTCCTTATCCGGTGAGACAAGAACAAAGTCACGAGGATCAAGGTGGCACTCCAGACCAAGAGCGTCATCGGCTTCTAAATTAGGGTAACGAACAACCTTGTAATGTTTGGAACACCAATCTAAAAGGCGCCGGTATCCCACAGGCTTCCGTTTAGTACGCTTTCCTTTGTAGTCAGGACAGACAAGCTTACGGAAGTTTTTGCTGTCGGAGAAGTAGAGGGTAACGTTGTTGGTGTCGAACCTTTGCTTGAGGCTTTTGAGTTCCCCTTCAAAAATGTCCAACACAACACGGAAGTTACTAGCGATTGTAATAAGGTCATCACCCCAATCAAGTTCTGTCTCTGCTGATTGACAGGCACGATAAGCGAAAAAGTCCGCATCAACCCGAAGCTGGGTATCAAGAGTGCTTGTTGTTTTCTGTTTGTTTTTTGGCATGTTGTAAATACTGGATAGCCTTTGTCAAACTTTCAATGCTATCACCTAGATTACCTAAGCCAACATTGCAACTTTGACACAACCATCCTCGAAAGGTGTGGGTTACTGGATCATGATCAAAACACATTGTTGCATTGCCTTTTCCATGCGTCATGGGTTTGGCGCAGATAGAACAAGGAGTGCCTTCAGAGGGACGTACTTTTTTAACTAAGTCAGCCCTCCATGCTTTTCCATAAACTTTACGGAAAGCTTCACGTTTGGAATATTGTGAGGCTGTATGACATACCTTACAAGTGCTCATGTGTTGTTGAGTACCTGTTCTCCGAGTGTTATCTCGAAAGAATTCATCCCAAGATTTCCAGATATCACATTTAGTGCACCTCCGCCCAGTTGTTTCCATCTTTAGCCTCCGAATTTAATGGAACTTTAAGTTTGTAATAATGTCCAGCATCCTGTATGCTCCACTCAAGAATACCTTTTACAGTATCAACATGATCAGGAACAACGGCAAGATTCCATTCGTCGTGAATGTAAGAAAGCCATTGATAATCAATCTCATATTGAAGACCTGCTTCAATAATCATGTTGCTAGCAATAACACCCCACCGTTTGGTTACGATTGCCCCTGCTGATTGCAGAAGGTAGTTTAGAGCAGCGTGTTTCTTACCTTGAAGACGGATGGGACGACCATCCAGACCCCTAAGGATGTCAGTCTCTGCTTTCTTTTGGACAGCAGTCAGCAGCCCATCAAGACCAGGAATAGCATCCAGAAACTTCTTTCGAATCTGTTTTCCAAGAGCCCCAGCCTGTCCATCCGTTAATGATTTATCCAAAGAGGAACCGATCTTTTTGTCGGATGCCCCGTAGATGAACGCATACGTTAGGGTTTTGACATCCTTACGTGAGCAACCAACTCGATCAGCATTCTGTTGATGAATGTCACCATTGACAACAACGTCAGCAAAAGACCCTCCATCAAAATGACTAAGGTAATGACCAAGCATCCGAAGCTCCAGGCCAGAAGCATCCGCACCGACCTGCCTAAAACCCTTACCGGGTAGAAATAACGACCGACACCTAGGGTCACTGCTTGTCTGTCCAAGGTTTGGTCGAGAGTGTGCATTGCGACCTGTGTTAGTAGCCAGTTGACAAGTGTGGTGGATGCGACCCTTTTGGGTAACCATCTTAAGCCACGCATTCGTTCCATCGGATAGTTGGCCTAGGGCTTTTTGTAAGTCAAGAATGCGAGCAAAGATCAGAGATTCCTCCGTATCAATACCCATCAATACCCCTTCATCAATCTTAGGACGACCAGTGTCAGTAAAGACTTCTGGTTTCCACCCCCTCCAGGTCATGAAGGCCCAGCCGATGTGATCGCGAGAAGTAGGGTTGAACTCCTTTAGTTTTGTGAATGGGGCATCCTTGATGTAACCACGGGTAGAGTTGGGACGCTTAGGCGTCATTTCCCCACCGTCAACATAAGGAAAGACTTCCCTCATCTTGTCTGCTAGTTGATCCATCTCTGTTCTGAGAGTGGCCTCTAACTTTTGAGCAGCAGTTACATCAAAGGGCCAGCCAGATGTCTCTTGCTTAGCCATGATGGCAGCAAGGTCATGTTCCAATCGGATGGAATCCTTGTACTTGGTAAGCCGATCATGATCAGCCATGAGTTCAAAGACACTCTGACCAACATGAACATCCTGTTCGCAATAGTTCTCCATCTCCATTGACCAGTCAGCCCAGTCAGTGGTCTTGCCGAACTCACCCTTGTAATCACCAAGTCGGTAGCCCCAAGCCTCAAGAGCATGGCGCCCATAGAGTTTGGCTGGCATACCAATTGGTTTCTTCCGATAGTCCCTGTTGAGGATGTCGGGAAAGAACATCCGGCTAAGGATTAACGTGTCGAAGAGTTCTGCTTTAGTTTGGAAGAACGGATATATTTGTTGGATAACTGGTATGTCAAAGCCAACAATATTATGGCCGATGAGAACATCAGCCTCTTGGAGAAGGGTAACGCCATTAGTTACGGATTGGGTGGAACCTGTGTCATTAAAGCGGAATACTTCCCCGGTGTCGATGTCTTTAGCAACGATACAGTGGATACGATCTAGCCCCTTACGGGGCAGGCCGTTGGTTTCGATGTCAAATAGGAGTCTCATTAGCTCCAGTTTCCGGGCTCTTCCCGGTCGAGGGTTGCCTGAGTAAGGGCGCTAGGCGTCCCACACTCCTCACAGAACCAGCCAGCCGGTTCCACCTCACTATACAGGAACTCGTTCCAACCGCAAGTGCGGCACAATTCTTCAGAATCCGGGGTCATACTCCTCCTCAAGTGGTGAATTAAATGCCGAAGAGAGATCTTCAACCATGCGACCAGTAGACGCATTAAACGTAATGGTCCCGGCTTGACCTGTGTTTCCATTAAAGCGGTTCTTAAGGACTCGGATGTTGGCGAGGTTATCTCCGGCAGAAAGATTACGCTCAAGAGCAATAACCATATCTGAAAGCTGAACGATAGAATGACTACCGCGAAGCTGACCAAGACTAACCTGTTGTCCATCTTCGTGTCCTTTGTCCCCCTGGGGTCGTTTTAGGTGGCTGATAAGAATCATACCAATGCCTGTCTCCTCTACAAATGAGCGGAGTTTAGTCATTGTTATGTCAATCAACTTCCTTTCATCATGAGACTCATTGCCAGACATGAGAATCGAAAGGTGGTCAAGAATGATCCATCCTACTTCCTTAGCAAGAGCCATAAATCGGCAGTCACTGAGAATGCTATCTGGATCAACAGAACCAAACCCATCTCTGAGGTAGACCGAACCAGTCCCCAGACTTGCGTCAAAGGCTGCTCTAAGCGCCTCCTCGGGCATCTCGTTGTTGAGATGGAGTGGACGGTTGGCCTTGACCGACATCAACCTTAGAGCGGTCCTCTGGAGGCTTTCCTCAAGGGCAATATAACCAACCTTCTCGCCTTGATCGACAAGAGATTGAGCTATCTCACCACAGAAGGTGCTTTTACCAACACCGGATCCGGCTGTGATCGTGACCAATTCGCCCCGCCTAAGACCACTAGTGAGACCATCAAGAGCAGTAAAGGGCCAATTAGCGTCCCGACCATGGAGAGGCTTAGTTGCGAGAGTGAATAGATCTCGTCCGTCGATGACGGTCTTTGGGGAATAGGGCTTCTTATTCCAGAGTACGGCTGAGGTGATTGCCTCATAATCTTTTGCTATTAACGCCTCATTGGCGTCTTTGTAACTATCAAGTCGAGCGATGAATAGTCGATCATGTGGAAACAAACTGGCACAGTCTTGTGCTGCTTGTTGACCGGCATCATCGGAGTCAAAAAAGAGAATGATGTTATCAAACCCCATGACCCACTTCATCTGGTGCTGGAGCGCCTTCTTAGCTGCTGCTGCGCCATTGGGAAGGCTAACAACAGGCCAAGAGGGTCGAAGTTGATAGAGACTCAAGCAATCGATCTCGCCCTCGGTGATGACCAACTCCTTCCCTCTGCCCCACAATTGTTGGCCAAAGAGAGTGTGGTCTTCATTCTTACCAGTCCACCTAAAGTCCTTATCAGCATCTCTACTCTTGAAGGCAACCAATTGGCCAGCCTGTGAGTAATAGGGGAACCGAATGGTTTTAGTGTCGTGGTCGTATCGAACGTTGAACTTTTTAAGAGTATCTTCCCTAAGGTTTCTACTCTTGAGTGGGATGAAGTCCCCAGTAAAGTCCATCAGTTGTTTTTGTTTTTGGGTGGTGTTGGTGGTTGTGGTTCCGTCCCCATGCTCATAGTAGAGGCAAGAAAAGCAATGCGCGTGTCCGTCAGTATAACGAGCAAGCGCATCACTACTGCCACAACTAGGACATGGTTCGTGCTTAAGAAACTCGCTCTCGGAGAGCATTTCGGATTGCATCAGCGGCGTTAGTCATAGAAGCGTGATAAGCCATCCAATTTTCAAGTTCATCGAAGATCATCTTGGCTACATCCTCAGCGGCAATAGTACCGTCGTGGACATAATCAGTACATTCAACCAAAGTATCAGCAAAATACTGACCAAGGTTTGTAATGATTTCAGCTTTTGTTTTCATCGAACCATTCAAGTGGAATTGCGTGTGCGGGTGCCCACAAGAAACCATTTTTCTTAGCCCACATTTCGTAGGTAGTTTTACTGGTCTTTGTAAGCGTATTGTAGGGCTGCTGAAAGACAAGGCGTATGTCAAGGTGAGGATGCTGCTTCTTAACAGCTAACATCTTTCGACGGTCCTCTGGTTTGAAATACCCCTTGGCTTCCAGTATAACCCCATTGGGCAGGATAAAGTCAGGCGTATATACAGCTGATAAGGTGTAATTTAACTTAAGAGTTTCATATTCGAACTGGTGCCCATTCAGTTCAAACCACCGAGCCAGCTTTTCTTCAAGGCGGCTACGGTATGTTGGCATCAGAAGGGAACGTCGTCCTCGTCATAGCCTACCGGGCCTTCGCCTGGATCCACAGACGGTTCAAAGCTGGGGCTACCAGTCTTGAAGCCTTCTGTCTTACCAAAGAACGCTGCCACCTCAGTTTCATCAAGACCGCCGCTATCAGAACCGCCGCTGCTGACCAGCTTGAGAATCTGTGCGCCTCGTACCTTGAGGGAACAACCAACCTTTGCTCCGAAGACATAGGGCCTCAGATCAATGATCAGTTTGACAACACTACCCTTCCATACTTGGGTATTGAGGTCAACGGGTACTCCATCGGTATCAACCCAGGGGAACATAGGGCTGTTGCTATCTCCACCGTAGGAGACTTTGACAAGGCCACTCTCGTCCCACTTGGGAAGCTCAGCGGAGAACCGTTTACCACCCATTTTGTTCTTACCCCATTCGAGGGCTTGCTCGTAAACAGCATCGAACTTGGGCAGCTCTTCTTCGGGAATACGGAAACCAATGGTACAGTTGTTAAATTTACCGGAAGGAATAAGAGCGTTAACATAACCTTCCAGGGTGGTGGTGATTACAAAGCGGCCGTCAGACATTTTTAGTAATTGCTTCGTGGGTAGCGAATAGGGAAAGATGATCCATTAGGTTATCATCCAGTAGAAGATCTAGTTTGGTTGCTAAGTATTGAACATACTCAGGAATCCAATTAAGACCATATTCAACATTGATTTGATTTGACAACTCTAACGCATAAGCATCGTTAGGAATGACAAGATCCATCAACATTGTTTCAGTTGTGGTACTAGGCAAGGATCTGCTCCGTTACGGAGTAAGCCTCATCATAAGCCTCAAGGCATTGCATCGCATTACCTGCTGCTTCTGTGGCTTCAATAAGGAAGGCACATTCGGCAAAGGTACGACACAGGAACTCCTCAAAACTTTCATCAGGCTCAGGAAGCCCAACGTTCTGCTCCACCCATACCTCTTCGTAGTTTTCTACAACCGAGATGTGGATGCCAAGCTTATCAGCAATTGTGATCGTGGAAAAAGACATCAGCAAAAGAAGTAAGCGGATTCCTGGACATCATTGATGTCAAGGGTATTTAACATGACACTTTCATCGAAGTCAACCCCCAGCTGGGTAGCCCAATCCTTAAGGACTGGTTGGGAATAGATCTCAACAAACTTGTCTCTGATTGCTGCGCCCATGGCGTCCATATCGCAGGAACGACCAAGTACACAGTCATGGATCACTGTAAAAGGAGCAGACCATTCCGCAAATACGAGGTGAAGAAGGGCAGCATCAAGGCTATGAATAAGGTTGGGGCTAGCAGCCGTCTTAGCCTTTTTCAGGTCGATCTGTCGATCTTTCCAATCCTTTAACATATTTGTAGATACACGTTCGCCAAGTAATTTTGTACGAACTCTTTCTACTTCATTACGACGGTACTCTTGATGAACAGGGAATCCAGAAGGAGTCATCCATTCAATTGATGTAGCTCCAGCTTTAATGCGTTCCCCAGCAACCTTTTGGATAAACTCCATTGATCGACAAGGGCCATCAAAGACTTGTCTGACACCGTACTGATAGATAGCTTTAACTATCATCTGTAACTCACCTTTCTCAAGTTCAATACCCTTAAGTTCCTGACGGATGTAATCTCTGGCACTGTTAAGAGTGACACCATAAGGTGTGGTCATCACGGTGCGTTTGGTGACTTTCCTCGTAATGTGTTGACGTAGATGCTCAGGAAGAATCTCCCTTGCTTTCTCCGCAACAATACGATACCCGTCAGAAGGTTTGTCAGTAGGAACTACATTGACCATCTCAGCAGCAGTTCTATCCAATGCCAATGCTGATAAATGTTGGAGTCCAGAGCAAGTAGCATCAACTGACACAGGAAGACCAGAAGTCTTCTTAGTCTTAGTAATGACACATTGACAATACTCCAACACAGCAGCAATAAAACACCAAGGTTCTTCTACCTTTGACCACTCAGAGATTGTTCCCTCAGGATCAGAAGCAAGATAACTCAAGAATTCATGGTTCTTATTGACCCATTCTATTCTTTCATTCATTGGATGTTTATCTAGTCCATAAGTAGTAGCAACCTGAAAGGCTAACCACCATTCATTAACAGGACCCTCTTCTTCAAAATAGATGAGGCTCTTATCAAAGTCTGTTCCTTGTGGACTAAGACTAGTAGGAATTGGATAGACTCTTCCCCTAAAGTCAAATGACCAGGGAATCCAAAAGGTTTCTCCTTTGTACTTGTTAGCTACATACAGGGCTTCAGTTGTCCTGTAATTCTTCTGTGCCAGAGCTGAGTTCTGATCTTCAATCTCAGTTCTCATTCTCCGATAGGCAAGCTTGTCCTCTTCCGAGGCAGTTTCCCATGGCTCTGGCTTTGGCGGTGGAGGCGTTGGCTCATCCGCTCGGAACTTACCCACAGTATTGCGGTGATCCATACAAAAGTTAGCTAACTGGAGAACCCTGTCGTTGATTCGATAGGGGACCTTTTGGAGCAGGTTCAGCATGACAAGGGCCTTGCTGTCCTGTAATAATAGCCCCCTTGTTGGAATCCTAGTCCTGATCAGCCTTGTCAGCTTTCTCAGGTCATTGGTCAAATACCCACCCTTGTAATCGTCGGTCCAGTCATTGGGTTCGCACAGCATGGGCCACATACAACCAGCAAACGCCTCAGCTTGCGCTAGAAGCGCCTCCTTGGCCTTTAAAAAGTCTGGTTGGTATGCCAGGTAGGTAACCCTGTCATTAGGCCCCTTAGCGGTCATTTTGGTGGTGATCCACCCAGTTGACACAGCAAGGCGATCCAACAGCCACCCACCAACAAGGTGCCGAACGCTCGTAGGCCACCGCAAAGGCTCAATATCGTTGCGCCTCATAACCGCCCGATACCGTTGGACCTTGTACGAGTAGCCTTTGTGATCGTGAATGTGAAGACGAGCCTTATTAAACAACTCAGGATTCTTATTACAGAATTGATCCAACATCACCTGATGATAGACCAAATTCCCAATATGAGTGGTGGCTACCTGATAAGTAAGATGTTCAATCCTCCTTACTCCAAGAATGTCAATGACACCCTTTGCGGTGATTAATGCCAATACAGCAGGGTCACAATCCTTGAGGGGTATTGCTGCCTGTGCTTTATCAGATACCCACCCCTGTGTTGCTCGATGTAGCTTACTGCTAATCTCTTCTGTTATAAGTTCCAGACCTTTGTTAATAAAGGCTGACCCATAAACAGTAGAGCTAGCGTAACACCTGTCCTCAGCATTACGTGTCCTCTCTCGAAGCCTCTTGATAGCCTCGCTGCGGGCATCAAGTTCTCGCTGTAATTGTCGGGCGAGTTGCTCAGTTGTTGCCATTGATCAATCAGTTTCTTGGGTAGGTGAATCCTTAACAATGTGTCGGGCATTACGAATAATCATAATCCTAGACACCAGTTGAATCATCTTCTGAGTAATCTCAGCCTCATCTTCAGCCCCATCAAGACCAAGTTGAGCCATCAATAATTGCTCAGGATGAACATCAGGAAGCTTAGTTACTTCCCCAGTCTCAAGATCCTCCTCATGGGTAGCAAGCACATCCTCATGTGCCTCCATCCTAGAACCAAGATCAATTAATCTATCAAGACTACAATGGAGCAGCTCATATAGCCGTTCATCGTAGTTAGTTGTTTCGTACGATTTCCAAGCCATTGATTTGTGGGTGACGGGAAGCCCGGTTAAAGGCATAGTAAGCAAGAACAGTAGCTAATCCCTTCTTATTGAGATAGCTGTATTGGTGGATGTGATTCCGTTTGGCTAGCTTACGCAGTTGCCTCCACGTAAGAACATCAGCCAGATGTGCGCTAAGTTGTTCAGGATTAGGTAGGTGTTGACGACCAGTAATCCTTATCGCTGATTCGAAGTCCACATGTCCTCCCTTAGGATAGTTAATGAAAGTAAGTTAACGCTTGGAAAAAGTTCCTTAATAGTCAAAATGGCATGTGCCTTGCTATGGGCCATGACCTTACCAGAAGCCCCGCAGGGACTGATAAATTCCCAACAGACTATGCTCATCGTTTTGAATGGGCAGGTAACCTAAAGCAATAGTCAAGGTGAGCTTCTTGTATCTTTTGTCTGACAAAGAAAACTCTTGGATCATTAGTCATAGCAGCAGCACGGAAGATCTGAACAACCAATATGCGTTGCATTTCATCCAAGGCGTCGCTACCACGCTGTCGAATAGTCTCAACAAGGCGTCTCATCTCAGGTGGAAAGGAGCCCCAGTCGGGTTCCCTATCCTTAAGTTTAGACATAACTCCTACACAATTGTGAATGGTAAGCGATACGGTTTCTTATTTGATTTACTTTTCCTCCTCATAGCGTCCTTGTAACTTAACAGCGTCTTTGATACTGTTGAGGCATTCCTCAAGATATCCGACTTTGTTGGCAAGGCTGTGTCCTTTTGTGGTGACATAGAGTTGTGCCTGGTGAATGATGGTAAGGATTCGTTTATCAGACTCAGAATAATAATAAGGTTGCGCAGTCCACCTAACAGCCGCCTCGTCTTTGTCTTTGTAAACCATCAAAGGGTCTCCTGGGTAACGTGTGTGGGTTGGTACCCGATCCAATACTAGCAGATCCGTCAAGACCCCCAGTCGGTTTTGGGTTGTGATCGTGGATTGGGACATAAAAAGGGGGGGACCCTTTACAGTTCCCCCATGATTTTACGGTAGGTTTTAATCAGCAATAGCAACAACACTAGGGGAATGATAACTATGCTGGGGCTGGCCAATACTGGAGACGATAGCATAGCTAAGAAAGGTAATAAAGACAGTTAAAATAACATTCTTAGTCATCATCATTCTCCTCATCAAATTTAACTAAATCCTTTAGGTCTGCATGAAGCTCAAAGTACTCCTCAAGCCATAGATCAAGAAGACGTTCTTCGTTGGTGAAGTTATCCATAATTAATAAAGATCAATGGCGTTAATAACGTGGCCTTCAGTGTCTAAGCATTCAAAGCCTAGATCTCGGATAGTGTCTATATCCTGAGCCCTGAGAGTTTTAGTGCCTGCCAAACTACAGAGTAGCGTAGCTTCCCTAGTCACAGGATAAGCCCTGGTGTTGCCATAGGCTTCCCTGATGCGGAAGGTAGCCTTAAAGATCGGTGGGTAGGTGATGGCCATTGTTTTGGGTGTTTGTGGGTGTGGTTGTGGTTAGATTCTGCCATGGGCTAAGTCATCCATAAACTCTGCCAACTTGTCAGCAGTGAGATAGGTTGACAACGCTCGCAGTAAGTACTCCTTACCAATCATTTCATTTTCCCACAATGCTGTAAACTCATCGCGGATTTCTTGTGGTGTTTGATCAGTCACGGTGTTAAATGCAGTGGTGTGAGTTGTGATCGTGGAATAGTTGTAGCCAAAGGGCTACGGTAAGGGCAGGCTATAACCTCTGCCCTAATCGTAACCGTTTCAGTTATAACCTAGCAGCCTCCGATAGGTGACCCAGGTAACCGCCTGAACCTGAGTCGGTGTTAGTTTCTCACCACAGAGTTGCTCGCTACGCTTAGCAGTCAATACATAGGCTCTGGCGATGTCACGATACAGACCCACTCCAATGCTTGGTGTCTTAGTTGTGGGTACCCTCTCACCAATCCAGATAGCGTAGGCGTGACCATCGACACAAACAGCGTCAGGATCGCCCATAATTGACAGAAAGAATGCTGAGACCTTCCTACCATTTAGAATAGCTGCAATGTTAACTGAGCTAGGATCAGATAGACTCAGAATCTCAGCCGCTTTAGCCTTGTTAGGGTTAAAGGTGCAGACCTTGACAGTGGAAGGATCTACCCCATAGGACCATGCTTTAATCATAGCCTCAGCGTCGATACAGTTGCGAGACCACTTGTTGTTTGGGCTCAGTGCTGCAATCACGCCAACGCATTGGCCTAGGCTCAGATCGTATGCCTCGCTCAGTCGAGAGGCTAAGCGGTGCGCTCTGGCGTACCACTCAATGCCTGCCTCGATGTCTGCCTGACTAGCTAACTGAAGCATCCCGGCGATGTTACGGGTGATGGCGCGGGCCATGATCGTGATGTTTTGGTGGTGGTGGTGGAAGATGTAGCTTAAGTGCTACAGCAAGGGGTGGCGATTAACTCACCCCTAGTTGTAACAATCAGTAACCTCTGGCAAGCAGTAGAGCAGTTTCTACCTGGTAGCGAGTTTTTGAGTCCATCTCTTCAGTAGCCAAACGATTCTCTAGCCATTTGATGTGAGCTTTGAAATAGTCAGACATTGTGATGTGTGTGTGTGATGTGTCGGTGCCGATGTGGTTCTCGTCCGATGTGCCAATGGTAGGCCCTGGGCCTGGTAGGGGCTAGGAAACTGCTTGAATCTGTAACAATCTGTAATAATTGATCATAGATCCTAGTGATAGCAAGGGTTCTGTTATTCTCAATAAGCATACGTTAATGCGAATCGCACAGATTTTTTATATAAATAGTACACGCATACTACACACGCACACTGGATTATGTAGCAGCTAGTGCATTTGTACTGGTCTCTTGGCCATGGATGTTTGCGTACCTGCATTCATAGCAGATGATCAGGCCAGTGATACCAATGGATCTGGGCTGTCCACAGCGGTTTGGACACGGTTTGGACACGGGGGCCGAGGTTTTTGGCCAGACGGGGGGCCACGGGGGGTGTGGGCGGCGACGCATAAGGCGTAAGGACTTCACAAATTTGTGTCAAAATTCATGGGACGCGCTACAAGCCGCAGGAGGGGCCCTCTGAGGAGCCGGAGGTGTAAGGACACCTACGGGGAGTTAGAGGGATGCTCACGGTCCACCCAGGGTGCGCTAAGACGCATCTCGTCAAAGAAGCCACTACCGGTTTCCGAATAGATCGGATCAGGCATAGACGGATTGACTTCCTCCTCTTCCTTCTCATATTCCTTGATGGCATTGTCAACCGTCTGCTTAACTGGAATGTCGATGTATTTATTTTCAATCCACACCAACCATTTATGGACCAGGAACAAGGCCCAATCAGGCAGGAGTTGTTGGAGCCGTTTATACAGCTCCTTAAACTCATCAAGTTTTAATTCATGACTTCCCATAGGTTTGGCATCTCCTCATTAAGGATCCTATTGATCTGTTCAGCAATAACCCGATGCTCTACCTGTGTCTCCGAACCACGCCTTACCTCAAGGTAATGAATCCATGAACGGATTGTTCCTGCCATGTAAAGTCTGGTAGGACTGTTCATGGGAAGGATCTTTCTTGCGGATTCTTTGGCTACCCCTGACGAAAGCATCTCCTGGTAAAGGTGTTCCAGGTCTTCGAACAACGTTCCAATCCGACGATAAAAGCCCTGAGTTTCCTCTGGTGATAGGTTATCATGAGAAGCTTGACGATTGGTAAGATCTTGTCTCCTGAGTTGAGG